AGGAGCGGAATGACCACCTTGATACGGTGCTGGTGTTCCGGATCCTCGTTGAGTGCGACGATCGCTTCCAGTCCCTGCAACCATTCGTCCTGATCACTGCTGGAGGTTTCGCCACGTAGCTGTTGAAACAGATTCATTTTAATCGTTCACATCACGGTAAAGATCGTAGCTGCTCGTGAATCGTCCCGGTGTCAACTCGTGGACCACCTTATCGACGATGTAACCTGCTTTTGCACTAAAGAGCTGTCCAACGTTCGCAATTGCGATTGTGTCGCGAACATCCACACGCACGTCTGGCAGAAATGGAGTGCCACGCGCAAAGAGAGTGAACGCATGCTCTCGGTCCAATTCTTTCTGTGCCTGGGCTCTCCGCGTTGCGTACGCTTTGGTATGGAGGGCGAGGTCTCGTTTCATGCGCAGATCAACATGGCCCCGATCGCTCTGATCAGATACTCCCGTTAATCGTCTGCCGCCGCGGCCGCGGCCACGCACTTCAACTCCTTTCGGACGGCCGCTCTTGTTCTCCGGTAGTTTGAAGCGCAAGTCGAAGTCATTGCGCAGCACAAAGTCCTCACGATTACGCAGCGTCGTTTTCGGAGTGCCAACCTTCGCCGGATAATCGGCAAAGACTGTGTCGCCTTTCACCCACAGCACCAGGCCCGCGTCGTGCGCGCGCTCGGCAACGTGCTCCCAATCCGTCTGCGCATCCTGCATCATCGCTGTGTGCGGTTCGAGCTTCAACGGATTCGCCGGGCCTTTGAATAGCAGGCCATTGCGTTTCACCAGCTTCTCGATGATCGCCAGGTCGTTGCCCTTGTGATAGCCGCTCTTTTGTTCGAGGCGCATCTTGTAGCCCATGTCATAGGCGATGAAGCTAGTCGTAGCTGGTCCGCGGTGAACTCGCGTCAACAATCCCTTGAACACCGGTTCGCCAAGCTGCTCCCCGAATCCGAGCCATACTCGCACTGTCGACATCTTCAGACCCAACTCAGTGGCATACTTGTCGATGATACGAAAGTCTTCGTCAAAGCATTCCCAATCCGCCTGCGAGGCCATGCCAGTGGTCAACTCGACAGTTACACGCGCGAACAAATTCGGGTGCTTCCAGGAATCCCACTGAAAGCCGTCGATCTCTACGATCGCATGCGGATTCATCTCGACTCGTATCGTCCTTCCTCGAGTGGTTTCGGTGGAATCAGCAAAGTCGTACCGACTGCGAGCACACGCACGTCGACGAGCGCGTTACGATCGGCAATCAGTCGCCACAAGCGCCAGTCACCATAGATTCGGTGCGCGATGCCCGAGAGCGTATCGCCAGCCTTTATCGAGTACTCCTCGACATAAGCATCGGCGTTTGGCGTCGGCTCGCCGAACCGTTCATAGGGCGTCAGACTTCTCATGGTTGTGGTCCAAACACGGGACGGCCGCCAGGGACATCCGGTGGTGCCTCTATTTCATCATTCACCGAGACGGCAGTCGCTTCACCCTGCTCCTGGATCTCGACGAGCTGCAGGCTAACGACCGCGCGCAAGGGCTCGCCCTCCGGAGAAAAGAACTTCTCCACAATCGTCACTTCCTCCAGCACGCAACGCTCCTGGCGATCGCCCCAGATGGCGAGCAGCACCGGCGGCCGCCGTAAGCGGGCGTCTTCGTTCTGCAGCGCGGACAAGGCAGTGATTTGCGGCGCAATCGACTGGTTCAGCTCGGTGCCATCAAACATGACTTCGTTAACAGCGATGCGCTTTGGATCACGGTTGCCATAGAACAGCGGCTTGGTGCCGCGCGTGATGTCCTGCGGCTCCCACACTACTCGGCGTGACGTCTGGATCTCACGCGGAAAGAGATCAAAAACAAACGAGCCCTTCCCCTCGAGGTTGATCAAAACGAATTGACCGAGCTGAGCCAATTACGATCGCTCCCTGTGATGCGCCAGCGTTGAAAGCAGCGTCGACTCAATTTGCGCCGACAGTTCATGTGAGTGTGATTGCAGCAATCGCTTTATCTCGCCGGGTTGCGCATTGCCTGAGATCTCGACGCGTGGAGAGTAGGTCACGGTTACGTGTACAGGTGGCGGCGCTGCCTCTCGCTCCCTTTGGATGGCGCGCGCAACGTCATCGCGCAGCCGTACATGTTCCGACCCATCCTCCCAGCGGGCGGTGACACGCGCCGGCACAATTGCTTCTCGATCGTGCACCTCGACGAAGCCACCGCTTTGCACTATTCCTCCGGCAGCGCGGCTTGGAACCTTCACGCCTGGCGTGGGACTGAAGTTAAACGTTGAGCCCTGAGCACCTGGTTGGGCCATGAACGTCTTCAGATCCGGAACTTCGAAATTAGCCAGGCGCCCTGAGAAGCGATCCATACTGGACGCTGCTCGCGTGGCTGATTCGCTCGTCTTCGTGAGCGGTGCCGGCAGTGCCGTGACGGGTTGCTGCAGATCCGTCAGGCTCTTGGTCATCGCGTTGTAAGCCGTATCCAGTCCGGCCATCGTCTGCACGTTCATCGCATTCATCGCCTTTTGATAACTTTCCGGAAATGCTTTCTGGATTGCTTCAGCGATGTCTTTGCGCTGCAAGTCAGCAAGCTGCGTTTGTCCCTGCTTCTCGGCCGGCAACTGAAATTCGCGCAGCCGTTTCAGGAATGCCACCATCACTTCCGGGCTGGCCAGCTCGGGAGCGCGCTCCTTGAAGTAGTAACTCGCTGTCTTAGGATCGAAGGTTGAGCTCGGCCCGTTCTCGTATGGATTCGCAGGTTGAAAGGTGACGAACTTGAAGAGTGAGTTAAAAAAATGACTGCCTGGCTCAAGCGCGTCTCTCAGCTCATTGTCTCGATTGAGGCTCGACAGTATGTCTCGCGCGCGTTCTGAGTAAACCTTTTCAGGTACCTGCTCGCCACGGCTGCGATAATCCTGCTCCAGCTTTGCGAGTGTGCTCATACTATCCTGGGCAGCTTTTTTCTCCTTTTCCTTCGCCTCCTGGTATTCCTGCAGCAGGTTGATGAGCTGATACATGTTCGAGATCGCATACTCCACTCCCACTAGCGCGATAGTGGTTGTGACCGCTGTTGGGATCCGGCCGATCGTTCTGCTGTACAAGCCAGCACGCCCGGCCGCCAGCTCCATCGTTGTAGAAGTCGCGGCCGTCTCAGTGCGCAAGGTGCGCAGAAACGTAAGCTGGCCCGCTTCGTTGACGCCGATCGAGGAAGCGATCTTCCACATCCGCCAGGCTGTGGTCATGGCGCCGATGCCGCCCACCACGGTCAGCGTCACGCTACCCAACGCAAACAGAGTCGTAGCTGTGCCAGTGATAGTGGGATTTGCTTTGGCCCATTCCTGCAGACTGCCTACTTCCTTGTTGGTGAGATCGAGCAGTGGTTTCATCCGATCCAACAGCGGCGTGAACGCCGTCGCCTGCAAGTTTTCGATGGTTCCTTTGACTGCTTCTAACTTAGCGTTGTAGGTCGAGGTCTTTTGATTGATCAGCTCCTGCAGCGGCGGCACCTTGTCGATGCGCTGGTTAATCTTCTGCCAGCCCTCAACGCCGGCTTTCATGAACACTGAAGCGATCGCCATGCCTTCGCGATCGAAAAGCTTCTCGCCGAACTTCATCTGGTCCTGTGTGCTCAGCTTCCTAAACTTCTCCATTTGCGAGAAGACGTTCTCGACGCCCAGGAACGCGCCCTTCTGATCAAAGAACTGGAGATCAATCCCTTTTTCGCTCTTCAGCTCCTTTAGCAGCTTCTGTTTTTCTTTGGTATTGAAGTTGAGCGAGAGCATGAAGCCGCCGAGCTCACGGCCGCCGATGCCGCCCTCAAGACCAAAGCTTCGAAGCGTTGCCAACAAACGTCCGCTCACATCGGCGCCCTGCAGTCCGGTAAAGCCGAGTGGCAATCCGGCGCGAAGCTGAAAGAACTTAGAGCCCTCGATCAGTTCTCCCGGCCGCAGTCCGGTAGCAAAGCGAATGCGCGCCAGCGTGTCCGACAGCTTGATTGCCTCCTGACCGGTCAGCGCGAACTGCTGCGCATATTGCGCGTAAGGCTCAGCCAGGTCTTTCGGAGTTTCGTTGGTTACGACGGCGAGATTGGCAATCGCTTCACCTGCTCCTTCAATGATCGTCTTAGTATCGAGACCGCCTTGCTTTGCCACCGCAAACATGTCGATGAAATCTCGCGTAGTACCCGGCAGTTGGTTGCCCACGCGCACTCCAATTGTCTCGAGCTGATTCATTTCGCCGGCCAGCTTGTTGACGTTGACGGAACCGTCAGAGCCCAGCTCCTCGATCGACATGCGCAGGTCAGCGATCGCAGCTTCGAAATCGCCGGCCTTCTCAGTGCCGCTCTTCAACATCGCGAGCGACGCGATGCCTACACCTGCGATCGACAGGTCTCTTTTAAGGTCAGATCTGAGGTCCTGGAATGTTTTGAGAGTGGCGCGGCCTTCTTTGCCGGCAGCGCGGAGCCGATCTTCGACGCGAGTCAGACCGCCGCTGGCGGCGTCTCTGAGAGAAAGGAGAATTGCAAGTTCATAAACGTCCGACGCCATGTACCTTCACTTGTTGCGATAGAGTTCATTCAGCTCGAGTACGTAGCTATTGCGCCGTTCCACCGGCAGGCTGAGAATCTCCGCTTCGCTCCAGCCTGTCTTCAGTGCCAGCAGCAGTACGTTGCGGGCCTCGCCCGTTGCGCGATAGGTTTCCTCCAGCGATTCGAAAAGATTGCCGCCACAACTCGGCGGCACCTCTCAGTGTCGCGACGTCGGCGCCGTCCAGCGACTCAAAGTACTGCAGCGGCAGTGGTCCATCGAGCGATAGACCATCGGCGGTCGAGATGCTTTCGATTTGCTTGCCGAGCAGGAAACACAGACGCCGAATGCCAGGCTGAAACCCAGCGCGATCCGCTTCAACTTCGTCCATGCCAGTAATGCGTTTGCCGAACTGCACCTTGTTGTAAACGACGTCGTTGACCTTAAAGCCAAACGCCAGGCGCACCGCATTGTCTGGAAGAAAATCGGCAGCGCGCCCTTCCGCGCTGATTGCCTGATAGATATTGCAGGCTTCGAGCAGATCCTCCCGGTCGATTGAGTCGAGCCCGAGCAGCACTGTCAGTGGGACCGGCATCGACAACTTCCCGAACTCGATTATGTGAGCGCGGATGACCAGGTCGTTGTATTGCGTGGGATTCTGAGCCTGTGGTGAGCCGTCGATCGCAAACAGATCCTTCGCCGTTATGCGATGGCCGAACACTACTCGAGTGTGACGCTGACTGCTCTTGTCAACGTAACCGGCCGTCAATTCAACTGAGTGGGTTTGAGAGCTCACGATTTAGAAGCGACGCATGTTGCTTGGCCGCAGACTGAAGCTGAACATCGAAGCATTGTTTCCGCTCGCTGAATGAGACTCCGGCTTGTAGCTGGTAGGCACGCATTCCTGCAGCTCGTATTCGTCGACGATCGCCTCACCATCTTCATCAAAGACAACAATGCGGGCATTGCGCTTGGTAGTATCGAGTCCTCCAACGTAATCATCGATCCACTGAAACAACTCGGCGCCGGCCTGATTCAAAGCATGCGCATGCTTGAAAGAGAAGTCTCCGATTTTGGAGTTACCGCGCGATAGTACCGGCAGTGGGTTATTCCCCACGTATAGTTCAACCGGCGTGTGGTCCTTGCTTGGCGGCGTCATGTCAGACGCGGCAATTGCCGCCACGCCATCAACTTCTATGACGTAACGGTTCTCGTGTGTTCCCTGTCCCGGCATTTAGATTCTCCTTCGTAAAAGCTCGGTTTCAGTTGCTCTCCGACTCCAAAGTCTCAGCCTGCTGTAGTTCGTGAGATCGAGAGAGCCACATGCTGCCTTCTTCGAGCTTGGTTAAAGCAAGTGATGTTTCGCGGCAGCTCTTAACGTGCTTCATAGCTCGAATCGCATCCCCGATCCTTTCTTTGGCCACGTCGTAGTTGTATTGCTGTTCGTTGGTAAGTGCCATTCGCGTTCAGCTCCTCACTGCTGCAGTACGCCCAGGTCCTGGAACAAAGGCACATTATCGATATTCACTACAATGCGTTCCGCTGTCGGCGAGATCTTCACTGCCCATTGAACGTGAACGATGCCATTCTCCAAGTCCTGCGGAGGGTTGTTTGAGGAGTCGGCGATCACCAGGAACGCTTCCTCTTCGGTATTGCCAAAAAGGGCTCCGGCTTCGAAAAATGATCTCAGAAAATTTCGTCCAGTCGATCGCAGATCTCTGAACAGCCGGCCATTGCCATCAACAACCTGGAACGGAGCCCACGAGTAACCAAGCTTGCCGGCGTAATAAAATTCGTTCAGCAGGCGCGCCTGGTGAACAAACGCTACTCGTCGATCGGCGGCCATTACTCGAGCGCCATAGATCTTCACACCTTGCTGTGGCAGGGGGGTGATCACATTGACGTCTTTACCGTTCAGAAACTCGCGCGTGTTGTCGTCAGTCTGCGGCGCGCCCGCGGCGTTTCGTTCGACGTCGAGAGCTCCGGGAATAACGATGTTGGCCGGGGCTTTGTGTACACCAATGGTCCGATCTACTTGTGCGCACGCACCGGCGGCAAATGCCGAGGGCGGATAAAACTTCAGCAACCCGGTCTGCTCATAGTCCGACATCTGCACCCAGGGCCAGTACACCGCTCCATACGAGGTGCCGTATAAAGCCCTGATCGTCACCACTGCTGCTTTGTCACTGGCGAATGGAGGATCCAAAAGCGCAAGCCGGTGATAGGTCTCGGCGTGAGCAACGAGCGCCGCGTGCACTGAATTTGTCGTGAGACCTGGAATTGCTACTTGTCCGGTGCCGAGCTGCTCATCTTTGAAGACCTGCAGACCAGTGCGCGTCATGCCATCGTCAGCGCCGATATAGTCAGCGGCTGTCAAGCCAGCAAAGTCATCGCTGCCGCCGGCGAGTGCAGTTTCCGCCACGGCTTTCGGATTGTTTTGTGGCGCGGCAGTTACGCTGTTGAGATTCGTCAGCGTGACGAGTCTCGAGTCCTGGTTCACTTTGGCCAAGCTGATTGCATCTGAGATCTTCACGTTATCGTGAATTTCTTTGCGCTTCAGCAGCACACTCCGGAAGGTAAGCTTGACCGTGTCGACGGCCGTGCCGTCTTCCACTGTGCACAGGATATCGACACGGGTTGACTGGTATTTCGCGTCCACGCGAAGAGTGTTAACGCCGGCGCCGGCGGAACGATCTTTCAGCGTCAGCGTGGCGAGTGCTTTGGCTGCTCCAGCAACGCGACAAACAACTGCCTGCTTACCGGGAAAGACATTAAAGAAGGTGTAGAGCGCGTCGTCGAGAAAAGAGTTCGCGTCGAATGGGCCAAACTGCGCAACGTAGTCAGCCCATCCAGTCACCACGGTTGGTGTGTTGACCGGCCCCCACGGACTATAGCCAACGACAAAGAATGTCGACGTCGGCTGCCGCTCGACCGGGCGCGCCACCTGACCGGCATTCACAATCGCAATGACGCCTGGCAAGCTGTTTTCGATCACGAGGTTCATCTACTTCTTCTCCTTCGTTTGTTCAGCAGAGCTCGAAACGGCGTGGAGCGGCGCATCACTGATACTGATCAGATTGCGATCGACAAGCCGCTCATCACTATCACTAAGATCCGCCACGCTCTTGGTACTGCCATCATGGCCGGCCGCTCCCAGCACAGTGCCGTCATCGAGTGTCAGCGATTGGGTATGAAGATTGGTGACTATTTTCATTGGCTCTCTTTCCTTCGTCAGTCGATCTGCAGTGCAACGCCGGGCAGCTCTGCTGGTCCACCTTCGTCATTCAACGGGCTAACTTCAAAAATCAGATCGTCAACTGCACGCGAAGTTGAACGGCGGTCTGGCTCGGTCCATTTGAAGTACGTATCGAAGTGCTGCGCATAGGCGGTGAGTTGCGGCAGGCGCGCCAGGTATTCGACGCCGGCCGGCCGGAGCGGCTCATACGTCAACAGGACCTGCTCGTCTTCCAACGGGCGACGGAAACGGCGACCGGCCAGCAACTCGCGCACGTCTTCGATCATTTTGTAAACGCCCGGCCGATTGATTGCACCGCGGCGCTGGGCTAGCTCGCCACGCGCATCGTCCGAACAAGCTATAACAGTGAAGGTGCAATCGTGCCGCCAGATACGCGGCTGGTTTGCTGCCGGAGAAGTTGCCGGCGCCAGACGATCGTCGCCGTCGCCGTAACAAACCAGCATTAGCGGAAAGCGCGGCGCGAGCTGATCGACAAACCGCTTCAGCGTCGACTCATCGAGCTCGCCTCCGTAAGTCGCGACGGTCTTTAGATAGCCCGGAGGATCTGCCTGCACGCCCAACAAGGCAGTGAGCAGCTCAATGATTCCGTCTTCTATTCCGCCAACAAAAAATTCGAAGCCTGGCATTTACTCAACGTGCTTTCAAAGAACTTTCAAAAGCGTTTTAAAGAAAGTTATCGACGCGATATGTGGCGCCGAAAAATGTTACCGATGGCAGTGACGTCTTCCGGTTCCTGCAACATCAGGAAGGGCCGCGCCGGCGTTGGTGCGTGTCCGCGTCCTGGCCCACCGTTGTAGCCCTTGTGCTGGCGACGCGCTTGCACGGCATTAAGCCCAACCTCGACGCCCTCACTATGAACGTGGAAACCGATCTGATTCTTCATCTTTGCCGTGTCGATCAGAATCTTTGCTCCACCTCGGCCGCGACCTTTGCGGCGCTGCCGCAAGGTTGACGGAGCTAACGGGGTCCACTTCTTTGGCCTGCCCTGCTGCTGGAAGTTCTTCTCGATCGAGCCGACAGCGTATGCACCGGCAGAGTGCAACGCGCGTTCAACGTGACGTGTGTCGGTCGCCAGTTGCGACATGCGACTCAGGAGTCGCCCGAGGCCTTGAATATCGTCCGCCATTGTTCGTGGCTCAGAGTGTGCTGACTTTTATTAAGGTGGACTTCCGGACTGTCGGCGTAACCCTTGCGATGCTTTCGTGCGTAACGTTCGCAGTGGAGTCAACTGTGCAATTAAGCCTTCAAGGGTCCGTAGCCTAGTCCCGCCATTTTTGCTTTTGTCAGCATTAAAAATTCGGTTGTTCAAAGAGCAGAGAACAGAAGCCGGTTAGAAGATTTGTTCGCGACTTTCAGCCCGTATGGTCCGTTCAAATAACTTCTGCGGCTCCTGATCGCTACTCTTAGAAATCTGTCAACTTGCTATCCGAGAACGGCGACGGTCGCGAACCTCCGCTCAACACTTCGTCGGGGCTGGCCGGGTTCGCTGTCGTCTCCTGCGCCGCCGGCACGTCAAGCGCAGCCTTACCCGCCTGCACCGCTTCGAGGAATTTGATGGCGTTCTTGTAAGCACTCTCTTTTACTTTGAAGACCCCTTCCTCATAAGTCGAGCGGTTTTCGTAAAGACTGAAGACTGCTATTTTCAAACAGGTGGATCTAACTTTAGCGGTGAGCGGAACAGGCAACGTGTAGCGCGTTCGCGCATACGCTTCGAAGGTGCCGACTGCGTCATCGATGACCTGCTGAATGCGAGTGTTGACTGCGGCACTGTTTATATCCGCCGTACCAGAGTTGTCGACGAGCTGAAGAAGCTTGTCTTCGCCCAGCTCGTCGATCAGGTCCTGTTTCGCGATGTAGCTCAAGAGAGTTTAGGAAACGTCCATCTTCACGAACGAGCGCGGATACCAGCACACTGGACCACCATAGACGCCACCAGTGTGCTTAATCTGCGGATTCGAAGCGTTGCCAAGCTCAGACAGCACTACGCCAGCTCCGGTATTTGGCTGGCCGTTGATTTCCAGAATGCTGAAGAAGCCCGGCGCGTTTACACCAGCAGGAGTCTTACGGTGCAGTGACGGGGTGGTCGCAAAGTTCGCAACCGCCTGGTTGAGCTGGCGCTTGCCTTTAATGATCACAACGCCGTCCGGAATGAAAAATTGGAAATCGCCATTGCGGTCGACGTAACCGCCGTCATAAACCTTTGGAATGGCCAGACCGCGATCCTCAAAAATTGAAGTCACCTGCTTCAGGCTGAACGTTAAGGACATGAAGTTCTGACCGCGGAACCCCCACAAGTCATTTTCGTTTTTGTTGTTGAGCAGATCGTTGGCCGTCTTCTGGTTCATGTAGCCAATCGCGCCTTGGGGTGATGCGCCGGTTGGACCACGGAACTTCATGCAGGACGTTTCCCAATCCTTGAGAGGAGTGGCTGTTGCGACTGTGGCCCAGCCGACCGCTGCATCAAACGTCTGAACCGGGAAAGTCTCTGCGACCTTGACGCCATTCTCATCGACGGTGAGCGCTCCCTGGGCCATCTGCCAGACGCACCATTCAGCTCGGATCTTCGACTTATCCGCGCGTGCTTTCATAACGCGGGCAACCAGTCGATCAATGTTCACGACGTTACCGATAGTGCCGAGCTCACGCGCCCGCAGCAGCTCCGACTCTTTGATCACGTCCGATTCCTTGAAAGGTATCGGCTCGTACTCACGAGTCTTTGAACCAGGGCGTTTGTCGATCCGCGGATCGGAGTCCATAGCGTGCGGAGAGGTCATGCCCCGGTCCGTATCCAGTTCGTCCCAGCGAACTCGTTGGGTTTCAAATTCGATGATCGGAGCAACCTCGGTCAACCCAACCAGACCGGAGGTGTCGACCACGTACTCCTGCAGGAGCATGTCGAGCTGCAAGTTTGTGGGGTACGTCAGAGTAAGCATCAAGTCTCCTTTTAGACCAACGAGCCCGCAAAGAGCGGGCGCGCGAATTTAGAACTTAAAGATTCCGCCGGCTGCCGATGCGCCGCCAAGCTCTGTCTTGGCAGTAGCCTCGAGCCCGCGAAGCTTTGCTTCGTCCAAATAGCCAGCGATGAGCGCGTTGATAACAGTGTCACCAACGCCGTCACTCTCCTTGTCAGAAATCGCGGTTGCAACCGCGGAGCCGTCAGTGGCAATCACGGCCAAGCCGGCAGCGACTGCGTTCGCCGCGTTAGCCGTCAACGTGACCTGGTTCGTCACCGTGTTAACGCCATTCGCCGCAATCGTGCCGATCGCTGTGCCGTCAGACTTAGTAAGCACATCGCCAGGCGCAAATACAGAAGCATCCGCGACTTCACCGATAGTGCTGTTAGCTGCGAAGCCTGCGCCTGCTGTGGTCGTGCGCGCACGCCGACGATACAGACCGGAGGCTGTGATCTTTCCGATCACGTCTCCCTGTTTCACCTTGAAGCCGTTCTTCACAGTCAAAGGGATCGAAACGGCGAGATCTGGTCTCGTTGCTTCCAGGGAGACGCGCTGCGGGGAGGTCTCGATATCTTTTGTTGGTGGCATCGTCTTCTCTCTTCTCTTCCTAACAAGTCTGCGGATCGGAGGATCCGCGAAAACTGAAATCAGTTTATTAAGTGGCTTTGCCGTCGTTTGCCTTCGGAGCCTTCAAGCCGAGCTCGGCGCGCATGGCGTTCATGCGTGCAGGGTCAACCAAACCGCTACCGTCGCCCGAGAGCTTGAGATCGCCGAACTGTTCGCCGAGGCGGACAAAGGCTGGCAGAGTTTTGAGAAAGCTTTGAAACCACTCGAGCGGCTTCATCTCCACTTTCTTTTCAACTTCTTTGCCGCCCTCCTCAGCGAGAGTAAGCACCTCAACCTTTGCGTCGGTCGACGCGAGCGCTTCCATGAACTCAATCACACCGGATTTCTTGAAGGCGGGAAGTACCCGCTCAGAACCAATGCTGTCCAGGAACGCCACGATGCCGGCACGCTGGGCCGAATTTCCCTGGCGATCGACTTTGGCTTGTAGCTCTTTGTTTGCCTTCTCGAGAGTCGTGATTTGCGAGGAGAATTTTGTTTCCACCGCACTAACCGCATCCTGCACCAGTTGCTTAACGTCGGCTTCGCTAAAGGCGTTCGTTGGCGCGTCATTCTTTGGCCCAAACTTCTCTTTAAAGAAGTTGGTGATCTTCTCACCGATGGTCTTTTCGAGCTCGGCCTTTTCTTGTGCGTCCACTGATTTTTCTCCTTCGCTGAAATTGATATCGCCCACGATTTCGATTTCGAATCCTGGGGCTTCTTTGAACTGAATATTTTTCAGACCTTTCACCGCGGGCGGGGTTGCGCCGAGGAAGCCGACGTGCGCAATGTAAGGAACACGACCGCCTGGCACCTTCGCGGGATCGTTGTAAATTTTCAGCGACCGCTTCTTGAAGCGACCATTGCGAACCATGCCCTCGAATTCCGGTTCCACATCACCAAAAAGAACATTGAGCTTGTCACCGTTTACTTGAGTGCTGATTACCCAACCAAAAGCTGGAGCGTCTGTTTCGGGATGCCCGATGACTGCCGGTGCTTCATGGAGTGCGGGATCGTAGTTACTGGCGAGTTGGTTCAAGTACTCCGGAGTGACCTCGACTCTTTTGCCATTCATGTCGGTGTAACTACCGACGGCGAGGGTTTCCACAAGTTGTCCGTTGAAGCCTGGTGTTTTCTTCTTTGTCATAAGTGAAAAGCCCGCCGATCCTTTTGGACCAACGGGCTGCTGTAAGAGCCTCTGTCGATGGCGTTCAGTTGAGTGGCCCCGTTTAGAGGCGCGAATTTCGACGCGAGTCTACCCGACTCCTCGTGTTACCGCAACAGGGTTTTTGCCTTGTGAACCAGCGGCAGAGTCCGTGCGCGGTTGAAATGGAAACCGCAACTCCAACCACCGCCCGCACGTCTGGCGCGTGCACCTGATCTTAATGACACCGATCGTTCCCGGCGCCGATTCCATCAAGAGCCGGCGACAGAACTTGCAGCGGACCTCCTGCCAAACTATTTCTTCACTCATTGCGCGAGGGACCAAAAACTGAACCTGCGAGATCGGGGATCAAAAATTATTGGCGACAAAATAGCTTTCAATGGCGCAAATACCGTCCAAAATGCGCCGGAGTCCCAACCCGCTAGGTTGGGTAGCGTTTTCCGGTTGGCGGCACACAGGGCAAATAAACGCAAAGTTTCAATTGGGGTCAGGGCCGGCTTATAACCAACTCTACTGACGGCGTGATGCACCATTACGTGAGTATCTTCCGGGTTTCAGTTGGATTTGCGGAACCGGCCCAACCCGGCGGCAACATAAGACCGAAACCATTTAAGCGCAACTATGATTTTAATGTTTGGAATCTTTAGATCATTTATTGCGCTGCTTCCTTGCGCGGGCCACTCCTGCTTCGATCGCGTTCTTTAAGGTTGCGAAGGGAGGAATGCCGCTGAAGTTGTCCACCTGGAGATCATAAAGCGTTGGACCATACTCAGCTTTTGCAGGTACGCCGTTCGCATCGTACGAAAGCTGGACCAAAGGTTCGCCGTAATTGTCTAGCTCACCTGAAGGGTTACGCGCATTGTAGTTATCCGGCAACTCTGCCGCTGCCGTTACGCCGCAGCGGCAGTTGAATCCCCAGGGTGGATAGTGCGTGTTCCAAAACTCATTGTCGGCGGGCAACGTTACTCCGTTAAGAGCGGCGTGCTTGGGACGAGTTCGATCATCGCCAACCGCGTGGTAAGTCCAGAACGGCAGCTCGTCCTTGACCTGTTCCAGTGCGTGACGACGACCCACACCATAGGCGGTGCCCATGTTGGTGCGAAAGACTGTCTCGAGATGAAACTCGCCGAGTTGGCGATGACTGGCGCCGGCGAGGATATCGTTGAAGCGTTTGATCGTCGCCGCCTGAGTGCGGCCTTTCTCGAGAGACAGCCTCAGCTCTCTCTTGAATCCTTCGAGTACATCAGTTTTGTAAACGCCACCAACGGTGAAGGCAGCAGAGCGCGCTTCATCCTGCAGCTTGTCAAACTCTTTTTTGCGAACGACTTTTTTTTGTTTGAAGTACTCAATCGCGCGTTTCGGGGCGACGTCGAAACGTTGCTCCACTGGTTGCTGCAGCGCCACTGATGAGACCTCCATCGCGTGGTCCAACCCCAGCAGGTAAGAAGCGAGCAGCGAGTCGCTGAGAATCTCAGTCAAAGGTGCGAACAGCTTGTCTGGTATGCGGACTGACTCAGGATCCAGATCGACTATCGAGGCGATTACTTCAGTGAGGAGCGAGTCATAGATGGGCGCAAGTTCACGAAGCGCTCCCTGTTCGAGATCGGCGGCTTCACCTGCCTGCGCGTAGACTTTTTTTTTACGACGTCGTCGCGCTCGCTAAGACTTGCTTCGTCAGCATTGTCCGGATCCTCCGGAAGCTCTTCCTGGTTGCTCTTCGGCGGCACGAGTGTCTCCTCTCCCTCACCTGGTTCTTTGATTTGAAACATCGGATAGATCGGTTTCACCGGCAGCGGCACGTTCATCTGCCACAGGCGATAGAGAACCTCAACCATCAACTTCATGTCGGCGCCAGGCTCGTACTGAATGGTCCAGATCGGCGGACGATCAACTACGCCATGATTGAGAATTGTCAGTGGCCAAACGAGACGAGTGTTCACGGCGAGCATCAGCGACTTGGCATCGGTTTCTTTCTTGCGCGCCGCGACTCGCTCATGCACTTCACCAAGCGCGCGTGAACCGCCACCCTCGCTGCCGCGACTGGTGAGCGTCTGGCCGAGAATTACCCGCGCGATCCCGTTGTTGCAGTAATCGTCGACGAGCTCTTTGTGTGAGCTGCCCATCGCGTGACGCGTGTTCTCGAGAACTTCGGCTTGAAACTTTTCGGGTATTGCAACTGAGGCTTCTTCGGCTAACGCCTGGGCGGCCTGAAGGGCTTTCTGTTTTTCATCGGCTGCGGCGCCGCTTGGGTACCGGGTCAACACCGTCCCTGGTCCACGCTCCAGGTATCTGAGCCATTGCTTGACGCCGGCGCGTTTGAACCACGATAGCCAGAAGACGCGGCGCAGGAGTGGCGTTCCCCAGCGGTTGCCCTGGTAAGGACGAAACGTATGTACAAAGAATTTCTGCTCCGGCAGCGGCTCGCCAGAGCCCACTTCACCCAGCGCGATCTCTGGACGCAATCGCAGAGGACCGGTTTGCGGCAACGAATATGTTGCGTACTCCGCCATCGCTCCTCCACCAAAGCTGAACAGGAATTGAGGCTTGAAGTTGACGCTCTTGATGTAGATTCGATCGGCGGCCTCTTCGAAGACGTTCTCACCGATTGCCACGCCCTTGCCAACCGCGTCGAGTGCTTCCCACAAAAAGTGTTCAAAGCCGAAACGCAGACCATCGCCACCGCCCATGTATCCTTCGAGCGTCTCACAAATAAAATCCGCAAGCTTTTTGTCGCTCCGCTTATCACTCGCCGGCGTCACCATCCGTGAGCATGCCAGGACTGCTTCTTTCCTGGTATCGAGATCAGAGCTGATCTTGTCGTCTTTCTCTTCCAGGTCCTCGAAGATGGCCATCGATAGCCACGGATTTGTTTTCAGTTGTCGCCACGCCCATGAGGGATCGTCCGGCAGGGCCATCGTTCCAAGGTTGTAAGCGAAGGCCATGTAATTGCCGATACGCTCACTCGAGAGAAGCTCTCCAGTGAGTGCGTCAGCAGTGGTGAATTGATCGTTGGCCATTAAATGAATGAAGCCCGCGGAAACCCTCTTCTGAGTTTCTGCGGGCTGCTGCGAGCCTCTGTTGTTCTTTGAAGTTACTTTGCTGCCGTGTGTGGCCTCGTTGAGAGGCGCGAATCGGCTGGTAATATAAGGCAGGTCAGGTGTTGTCACAACCGCCAATTTAAATGTAGGATTCGTTTGCCCTTCCGCAGCGCACACGGCAACTCCGTAAGCGCACCGCACCAGCGCCACCAAGGGCAGAACTAATTTTTCGAGCCCAGAGAAGTAGCTTTCAGTAGACCGTCAGCAGGACCTCGCTGAGTACAATTGCGGCTATGTCCTGCAGCAGAATCTGAGTATCGTCGTTCGCATTCGTCGCCTCGGTGTTATCTCCGCCAGGCAGTGCGATTGCAGACGTAGGTGGAGGCGGGGACGGATTCGACTGTCCCGGCCCTTGCATATCTCCTCCCAATACGGCCGTTGAAGTTGAGAATGCCAGTATGGCTCCCAGCAGAATGGATCTACAGGTCTTCATTGAAGTGGGTCCTTTTGGAGTGGAGGCGAACCGGCAAAAACAGTTCGCCCAAATAGTTGAGCGGACACATCATATCATCATTAGTCGGCGACCTGACTAATTGGCAACGAGTATTGCGGAAATGGATATCAGCCAAAAACCCACCGAAGTAAGACAGTCCCGTGACTGGCAAGTACGGCGAGACTGCCAAACCGCAAAAGACCTGGAGCGGGCCGGAGATTATGAAGGCGCGCGCGCCGCTTTGGCTAAGCTTTGGAGCCGCATCGGAGAACCGCCAAAGACTGAACACCTGCCTGAAGATACGCGAGCTGAGGTGTTGTTGAGAGTTGGTGCTTGTGCCGGTTGGCTTGGAAGCGCGCGACAAGTTCCAGGTGCGCAGGAATTTGCTCGCGATCTCATAACTGAGAGTCTCAGGATATTTGAATCGCTCGGCACACCCAACAACTGTGCCGAAGCAATGATCGACCTTGCTATTTGCTACTGGAGGTCAGGCGCCCTCGACGAAGGGCGCGTCTGGTTTAAGGAGGCTATTGCCAGGTCGCAAACAGTCGAAACGAAGCTACGTGCGCTGACGAATGCTTCGACAGTCGAGGTTTCCTCAGGTCGTTTCCTGGAGGCACTATCACTACTGAATGACGCCTCTGCCTTTCTCGGAGAAGTTTCTGATGAAGGCAGTCACGGTCGTTATCACTTACAGCGTGCACTCACGTTCAAAAAGCTCGGTGGGCCGCTCAACCTGGACCAGGCGCTAATCGAATACAGTGCGGCCAGCCTGCACCTGGCGAAAGCCGGCCACACCCGATACCTGGCGCGCGTAGAAAACAACATTGGCTTCACATTGCTTGAAATGAATAGAGCCGCAGACGCTCTTCCGCACTTGGACCAGGCGCGCTCGATTTTTATCACCCTCAAAGACTCCGGAAGCGTCGCCCAGGTAAATGAGACGCGTGCGCGCGTGCTCCTTAACCTGCGACGCTTCGTAGACGCGGAGCGCGCTTCGTTCGCGGCAGTCACAACACTTGAGCAGGGCGATGAGAGTGCCTTGCTTGCGGAGGCACTTACAACGCAGGCAGTTGTCTTTGCGCGCAGCGGAAAAACAAATGACGCGCGCAGGGCTTTCCACAGAGGTGCTGAAGTTGCCCGCACGGCGGGCGATTTTCACGCAGCCGCCATCGCTGAACTGACGATGATCGAGGAATTGCACGACCATCTCACCACTGGAGAACTGCTCGGGCTTTATCGAAGCGCGAATGAGCGGATCGGCGGTCGAGCCGTAGCCGACCTGGTGCTGCTGCGCAGTTGCGGTCTGTTTGTCATTGATGCGCTCGAGAGTTTGCAACAATTGCCGGAGGACGAACTCGTAGGCGGCACTCTTGAAGAGGAAATGCTTCACTTTG